ACAAATAATTTAACAAGTTGTAATTTTAATAGATTTGAACAAATTATTAATGATCAAATTAATTTTGCTGTTGATTATAATAAATTGTATTTAAGATAATAAATAATGGAGTATAAAATGAAATATACAATAATAAATGAAAAAAATAATAAAAAATATATTAAAAAATTCAAAAATAGTTTTGAGGCTAGAAATTGGATTGTAAATAATTTAGATTTAAGTAAGAAATGGAGCATGCACAAATTATAATGATCCCAGAAGAAGACTTTTTAACTAGAATTTTAAATTTTAAACTATTATTTAATATAAGCTGTTATATATGGATAATTATATTACTGATATTATATTTTATAATAGATAATTTAATTGATGTTATAATAATAAAAAGGAGTAAAAAATGAATTGGATAAAAGAGTACAAAAAAAACTATCCAAATTGTAAAAAATATAATAATAATGGGTTATTAAATGAAAGTAGCATGAATGGTGGTTGCACTTGCAATCATTGTGAAAATATGCTAAAAAGCTGGGTAAATTCATTAAATAAGGACGAAGGACTAAAAAGCACATAATTAATAATAAAAATGGAGAAAAAAATGAAAAAATATCAAGTGCATTTTGGTAAAGCATATCCATTACATTTAGGATATGATAAAGATTACCATAGAATAAAATCATATAGTAATAAAAAACTTGCTTTAAAGTGTTTAAATAGAGCAAATAATTGTAAATGGATAGAATGGACTGACTTAATTATAAAGGAGAAAAAATGAAATATAAATTATGGTGTCGTCATAGAGAAATTTATTCTCACAATGAACATATATTTAATGATCTAGAAGAAATAAAAGAAACACTTACAGATTATCATAGTGCAGATTGTGATGTTTATACTCTTACTAAGATGACTTTAAACGAATTATTAGATTGTTATGATTGGGAAGTGCATAATGCAAAAACAGAAGAATTTATTTATATAAAATAAGGAGAAAAAATGAAAGATAAAAAGTTACAGGAAGAATTAATATATGCTATAAAAAATTGTTATTCTAGTGATGTATTAATTGACTTGCATAATTTATTTATAGAATTTGATAGGAATCCAAAAACAAGTAGTTTAAAAGAATTTATAAAAAATTATAAATGATTAATTATATATTATTATATATATTCTATTATAACCTTTGTATCCAAAAGGATAGAATCCACCTAACCCCACATTATAATGCAGGTTAGATCGATCCCATCTTATAACCTTCGTAGAGCCATATTAGGATATTATAAGCCGATATTAACTTATAAATTGCCGAATCACTTTAATAAAATTTATCTTATTTCAACTGGAGTTCTCGGTGTTTAATCTTCCATGTCGCTATGTTGTAACCCCTTTTTGTAACGACTTTTTATATCTGATTTCGCAAAAAGTGTTCATACCAAACCAAAATCAAGGTTATATTTTAAGTATTATATTTGAATTATGCAAATTTATATTATATTTACAAGAAAATAAAAAAAAGTGTTTGTATATTGTAAATTATTATTTATATTGTAGTATTAGATTTTAATTATATAGGAGAAAGTCGTGAATAACATAAAAGAAGTTATATTAAAGTCAGGATTAAGAGCCAATCATATTGCAGAGCAAGTTGGAGTGTCTAAAACTGATATATCTAATTATATTGCAGAAAACAGAACACCAAATCATGAAAGATTGTTAAAAATGTGCAAAGTTTTAGGTTGTACCATTAATGATTTATACCCAAATGCAAAGAGAGTTGTAACTTATGACTTGGGAGTTGGAAATGAGTAAGGAAAACAAAGATCATTACATAGAAGAATTAGAAAGTTTAATTAAGTATCAATTCGCTTATAATCTTTTGAAAAAGTATTGGAGTTATATTCCTTATGAAGATAGACAAGAAGTTGATAGAGAATTAAAGGAAATGGGTTTATAAATGAACGATACCCTATTTAATAATGATAAAATAATACTTGATTTGTGTGGTGGTACAGGTAGTTGGAGTAAACCATACAAAGAAAATGGTTATGATGTTAGAGTTATTGATTTACAAGAATGGCTAGAAGATGAGTTGTGCTATGGTTGTGGTGATGGTAGTGGGGTGTTTAAAAAACATTGTGGATGCTTAGATAATGGTGATATTAGGCTGTTTAAAAAACCTAACGAGCAAATTTATGGTATATTGTCAGCACCCCCTTGCACACATTTTTCTGTAAGTGGTGCTTGGTGTTGGGAGAAGAAAGGCAAAGAGCCATTATTAGAAGGTTTGTCAGTTGTTGATGCTTGTTTGAGGATAGTGTTAATAACTAAGCCAAAATTTTGGGTATTGGAAAATCCTGTTGGAAGATTAAAGCATTATATAGGTAATCCTAAATGCACATTCCAACCTTATCAATATGGAGATGCTTATAGCAAAAGAACTTGTTTATGGGGTGATTTTAATATGCCTAAACCTACAGATATAGTTGAACCAGAAATGGTTGAATATACTACTAAAAAAGGCGAAACCAAAAGAATGAGCAAGGTTAATTGGGAATCTTTTAAATTACCAAAAAATGAAAGAGCAAGATTAAGAAGCATGACACCCTCAGGGTTCGCACAAGCATTTTATGAAAGTAATAAATAACAATGGAGAAAGAATAATGACAAATAAAAAAGAAAGTATATATAATAAATTATACAAAGTTCAAAGAGAGATTGGGGCAATCAGTAAAGATTCTACTAACCCATTCTACAAATCAAAGTATTTTGATATAAATTCCTTAATAAAACAAGTTACCCCTATATTAGAAAAGCATAAGCTATTATTATTACAACCTATTAAAGATGGTGAGCAGTACAGTATTATTTTTGATTTAGATGGTGGCTCTGTTGAATCATCATTAAAACTACCTACTGATTTAGATGCACAAAAAATAGGTTCAGCAATAACATATTATAGAAGATATACATTACAATCATTATTAGGATTACAAGCAGAAGATGATGATGGTAATGTTGCATCAGGCAAACATAACTACAAAAAAGGCACAAACGAAGGCAATATATCTAGTTTTGAGTCTGATGGGTTTGGAGTATAGTATGGTAGAAGGAACAATAATAGAATATGCAATGTTGTTTGTGTTTTTATTTGGATATACATTTATAACAGAGCTACTATGAACCATACTGAAAATTATAATAAAAGAAATGCTTTTGATTTAGCTGAGAATAAGTGTGTTGAGTTTTTAGAAAATAAAGGGATTGATTATAGAAGATTGGGATTTGAACAAAACAATGATCCAATACCAGTTAAAGATTTTATAAAGATTCCTAACACATTAAGAAGTATGCCTGACTTTATAATTTTTCAAAGTGTTCCTGTATTTGTAGAAGTCAAAGGTTGTAAGGATATACTAAGGCTCAAGGACTCAGATACAATGTCTTACAAGTTCTGGAGTAAACTTCTCCCACTAACACTATTTGTATATTCAAGCACCTTTGACTCTTACAAACTTATACCTTTAAAAAAGATTTTAGAATTGCTACCTTACTGCGAAACAGATAGGTATCATGATAACAATAAGTTGTATTATAAAATAAAATGGGAAATGATAAAATGATAAAAGAAATGAAATGTCATATCAATGATGAGTTCTACTTCTTCCTTAATTGGTTAGCAGATGAGAAATCATTTAGTGCTAGAGAGATTGCTGAAGTTGCTAGATACTACTGGAAGTATGAAAAATTATGGAAACAATATTTAGAGGAGGTGTCAGATGCAATCGAGTGTTACTGATTTTTATGAAGAAGAATATTATAGTAATTGTTGTGATGCACCACCTGCATATGAAGTAGATGAATTTAACGAAAAATATTCAGGTATTTGTATGAGTTGCAAAGAAGGTGCAGTATTTAGAGTGGAGAAGTGTGAGAGTAAGTGAGTATATAAATTGGATTACGAGAACAGATATCGGTATGGCTGTAAATCCTAAGCCTTATGATTATACTCACCTAACACCAAAAATGTTAGATAAAAGGGCAAGATATTTGTATCAATGTAAGTTAAAAGGAAAAAAACCAGTAAAATGAAATTGCAATATTATAGATGTAGTAAGTGTAAAAAACAATGTCATAATAAAAGGACTTGTAAAAAATATGATAAAAGATAATATTCACAGAACTAAAGAAGGCATTAAAAAAAGATTGCAGAGAGATAAAGATAGGGTTAATTGTCAATTTTATTTAAACAGAAGAAAAGAATTGCACAAAAAAGATCCAAGAATAAGAATGAGAGATGGAGCAAGGAAAAGAGCAATAAAGAAAAATCTTGCTTTTGAATTATATACATATAAAGATGTTCCTGAAATTCCTAAACATTGTCCAATTTACAAAATTCCTTTATTTGTAGGAGTCGGTGTTGCAACAGACAATTCTCCTTCTTTAGATAGAATAGATAATGATAAAGGCTATATAAAAGGAAATTTGCAAATTATATCAAGAAAAGCAAATCAAATGAAAAGCAATGGAAATTTTAAAGATATAGAAATGTTATATAAATACATGAAAAAACAAAGGAGAAAGAATGTCAAACTATGATAATAATAATACTGGTGTATTATTTAGACAAACTGACAAACAAAGTGATAAACATCCAGACTTTACAGGCAACTGCGAAGTTAATGGTAAAAAAATGCAAATTGCATCTTGGATTAATACTTCTAAAGATGGTTCTAAAAAATATATGAGCCTTAAATTTAGTGAGTTTAAGCCAAAAGAAGAATCTGTTAGTGCATCAAACACAGATAGTGTAAGTGCTACAGGTAGTGTGGATGAGATCCCATTCTAATGAACGACAAGAAGTGTAAAATGTGTGATGTTGTTTTAAGCAAATTAAATGCAAAAAAATATAATGGGTATTATAATTCCTATTGTAAAAAATGTGATGCTAAAAAACAAAGAGCATATTATGCTGAAAGAAAAAAGAAACAACAAGCGAGTAAGTGGTTTTGATGTTTCTTGAAGTCAAAGTAAGAGTGAATGGCGAGGAGAAATGGGTTGATGCTCGAAAGTTTTTTGATTACTTAGTCAAAGAATATAGCAAGGTTAGCTATCAAGGAAAGAGTGTTAACCCATATCCCGATAGAGTTAATAAGTTTTTTGATGAAATGCCTGAAGAATTGATTGATATGTGGAGTAAAGCATATCCAAATGTAGATATAAAGGCAGAGTGTGAGAAAGCTAGAGCTTGGCTTCTTACAAACACCAACAAAGCTAAAAAAGATTTTAAAGGATTTACAAATCGTTGGCTTGGTAGAGCTTGTAATAATGGTGGGCAAACTATTATAAAAGTTGATAAGATTTATGAACAGCAACAAAGGCAAGTAGAGTATCAAAGAGAAATGGAAAAGAATAGTGCTACTGATGAAGAAAGAGAAGAAGCAATTAAATCAATTAAAGAAATGTTAAAAAAGAGAAGAATAAATGGATAAAGATACAAGAGAGTTAATAGAAGAAGCTAGGTTTAATTTAGAAGTTGCTAGAAAAGATAATGAAGTTTTAAATAAAAAAATAAGTATTGCAATTCAAGGTTTAGAAGTTATAATTTCTATGGGCGACTCAATGATTGAATCAGTTGCTCAACAAACACTTCAAGAAATGCAGAATTGTGATCAAAATTCATCACAGAAAGAAGAATAAAGATAGTCGGATTTTTATTTTTTAAATGAGTATGTCAATCTCATCTGTGATGATATGGGAGTTTTGGAACATAAGGTTCTTATTTTAATAGGGGGTTGCAAGTCCTCCTTTCATTTTATTCCCCCTTATGCAGAGGTTCGATTCCTCTGACTCCCACAAAAGCAAGGTGAAATTCACGATAAGTTGTAAAACGAATATATGAAAAACTAGCATCACTCCCTTGCTCATTATAAATAACAAGGAGAAAAAATGTCCTCATCAGATATATTACTCTACCTTCTTATGATAGTAATAGCAATAGTCATGTATAGGAGTCATAATGAACAGAAGCGATAAAGATATGATTATAAAACTATACAAAAATATGTATTTTTATTATCTTGAGAATGTAGGCAAAAGATCAGAAATAACAGGTATGTTAATAACCCCAAGAAGAATATCAAGAGTATTAGAAAGAATTTTAGAATTAGGTGGAGAAATTCCAACCGAGCCTTATGAAGTGTGTTGGGAAGAAATCACTAAAGTGTAAATGTTGTTGTGAATGGAAGTATCATGCTCCATTCTATGAGTGGTATTCAATAGTTACAAAAGAGTTTATAGGAACTATATGCCACAAATGTTCTGTTAGGGAGCAATTTGGAACAAATTTCAAAGCAAATAAAAGGTATAAAAGATGGCTAGAAAAGGTAAAGAAAGAATGGTAGAAAAATGCAATATATGTGATTGTGATATAGAACAAGATAATGGAGATATTATTGGACAATTTGGTATTTCTACTGTTGCTTTTTGTGTATGGTGCTTGTCGTCAATGACTGATATGATTATTCAATTAAATGGATTTGATGATATTTCTACATTGCAAGAAAGAATAAGTAATTTAAAAGAATGAAAGAAATAAATATATTAGATTTGTTTAGTGGTGTGGGTGGTTTTGCTCTTGGAATTGAAAAAGCAGGGATAAAACCAAAATGGTTAGGTTTTAGTGAAGTAGATAGATATGCAAACAAAATTTATAAAAGGAGATTTCCAAATGCAAAAAAACTCGGCTCAGTTACAAATGTTTCCTACGAATCACTTAAAGGACAAAAAATTGATTTGCTCACAGGGGGATTTCCTTGTCAGGCTTTTTCAGTTGCAGGAAGAAGACGAGGATTTGAAGATGCCAGAGGCACTCTCTTTTTTGAAATCGCAAGGATTCTCAAAGATTACATTGAAAATGGACAACCCATATCCTGTATATTACTCGAAAATGTTAAAGGTTTGCTTAGCCATGACAATAGACGAACATTTATTACAATCTATAAAGTTCTTGCCGAGCTTAATTATACCCTTGAATGTCAAGTGGTTAATACTCGCTGGTTTCTCCCCCAAAATAGAGAAAGAATTTTTATTTTTGGAAGATATAATGGAAGCCCAAGTGGAAGAAAAGTATTTCCTATCGGAAAAAACAACATCTAAATTTAAAACATTGAATAAAAATCAAATAAAAAAATTAAAAAAATTAAATGTTGATTCTTCTGTAAGTGGAACTTTAACAGAGGCTTTTGGACGAGGTGGTTCTTCAGCAGAATATTTAAAAATGTTGAAAAAAAACAAACAAATAACAGGACATATAAGAAAATTAACCCCAGTAGAGTGTGAAAGATTGCAAGGATTTCCAGATAATTGGACAGATGAACAATCTGACACACAAAGATATAAGCAATTAGGCAATGCAGTATCAGTTCCAGTTATAAAAGCTATAGTGGAGAAAATTTATGATTTGTAGTAAATGTAAAAAACAATTTAGAAAAAAAATGCTTGATGAAGCAGATGAAGCATTATTAAGATATAATAAAAAGTTAAAAAAAATAATAAGGAAAGTTAAAAATGACACATCCAAGCAAACAAAAAGGTAATAGATTTGAAAGGTTGATTGTAGATAAAGCACAATCTTATGGAGTAGGTGCAGAAAGAGCTTGGGGTTCTAATGGTAGAGCTTTGGGTATGCACGAAGAAGTTGATGTATTACTTGAAGGTGATTTAAGAATACAGGCTAAATGTCGCAAAAAGATAGCAGAATGGCTAAAACCTTCAGAGGTTGTAGATGCAGTAGTAGTTAAGGAGGATCGTGGCGAAACCTACATTATAATTAGATATGATGAATTTTTAGATGATTATAAAAAATTCTTAGAATTTACCAAACCTCTCGAATCTTCAGAGAAATCTCATAACTCTTAAAAGCTACTTGTTTAACAGATAAAGAATCCATATCAAACTTTGCTATGCAAAATTGGTCTGGATTGTTATTAGTTGAATCAGGTTGAAATATAAAAGGTAAAGCACCTCCTAGTGTTTTATTCCACACTTGAGCTATAAAAGAATCATCTGTAAAAATATTATAATTAAATTCATTCTCAGTTATATCATCAGAATCATAGCCATCAGAGTTTTCTACATAATTACTTTTCATATAATTAGATGAAAACACATCAGAATCTGATATATGTGTAAATTTCATACTCCAAGTTCTTCTACCATTTCTTTTGCATCCTGATGTAACATTTTCATAATAACTACCAACACCAAAAGGCATTATTTTTTCATTGTTATTTTCCCAATATGGAGCACCTGCATTTCTTATATTTACTATCTCAGAACCACCAAGAGTTTGAACAGAGTCAAATCCTCCCATTTCAACATTCATAGTTATGTCTAGGTCTGGAGAGTTGGGCATAGTAAACATTACTCCCATACTAATTGCACCTAAATCAATGCTTTCTATAGCATCTTCACTAGATATTCTAAAACCACCATATTTCATAGTTTCTGTAGGAACAAGATCAGTAAACATAATAGTAGTTCCATCACTAACTTGGCTGTTTGCTTGAAAGTTTAAAACAGATGTTGGATTTTCTTCTATTTCAAATTGTCCATTTAAGGCATCTGCAAATGTTAATCCAGCTATATTATAATTATTTGTTCCAAGTCTGTGATTAAGTATTGCACAATAAAACTTCATATTATTAGAATAGTCTATGTCTTTAAAATTATTTACTGAATCAGATTGTTGTCCAAGAGGAATATAAAAATCTAAAGTATTTCCATTGCCTTGATATGCTTTCGCTCTCATACCATCCAATCCAAAAGCAACATCATAATTATTTGGAAAGTTATCTCCTGATGTGTAAGCATCAAATTCTAGTCCACTTGCTCTTAAATATCTATAATTGTCTATAAAAAATCTTGGTGATCCACCTACATTTTGATAAGCCATTAGTATTTACCCTCCTTTTTAACAACTTTTGTTTTTGCAACAGATACAGGCTCTTGTTTCTTTATTGCAGGTTGTATTTTTTCAACTCTTTTAGTAACTTGCACTTCTTGCAAATCTTTTTGTCTTAATATTGCATTGTATTTATTAGATAATCTTTTTACTTTTTTCTGTATAGTTTTGCTTTTAATAGGCAATTTTGGATTTAATACAGGCTGAGATTCATTTGTTAATTGTTTTCCTGTCATATATACATTTTCATCTGGATGATAATTAAAACTTCCAGAATATCCATTAGCAAATGGCTTTTTTGTATGCAATCCTTTTATAGAATTATCATCTATCTTGTTAGATGACAAACTATATCTTATTGGCTCTATTTCTTCTTCTTCTAATAAAAGCAAACTATCATCTTCTAAGTTTGTTTTACTATGATTTATGAGTAAAGTTCTGTTATTATCTGTTATATCGCATAAAAATTTATTTGAATTAAATGTCCTGACTTCTACACTTCTTATTTCTAGGTCGCCTATAAAAGTAAACAACAATCCATCTTCTTTAAGTTCTTTAGCAAGTAAATTGTAAATAAATATTTTATTTTTAGTAATACTTATTCCATATCCATCTGGCAGTTTGTTAAATACATTAATCAACCCTCGAAAGTTTATTGTTATAAATTTAACAATACCATCAGTATTTAATTTAACTTCATCATCAGTTATATCTATGTGTCCAAATGTAGGATTTGGTATTATAGAGTTAAATAATACTCTGCTTAAATTACTTATTGCTTTTAATTTATAGCTCATTAGTTCTCTCCAATGATTTGATTTATAATTTCAATAACATCTATTACATTGACAAATCCATCTTGATTAACATCTTGCAATAATAAGTCTATGTTTGATTGTTCTTGACTTGTGATGACACTTATAAGCTCTACAATATCTTGAACATTTACTTGTCCATCTAAGTTAGCATCTCCTAAAAATTGTCCATCATATACTTGATATAAATTATAAAGCTCATCTAAATCTTCTTGTGTTATTATCCCACTTGTATCAATATCACTTGCATTTTTCTGCACTCTTGTAAAATATTTTTCTGCCTTTTGTATAAAATACTTTTCAAACAACATCCAATCTGCTAAATATACCAATCTTGGCTCACTTGAATCTACCATTCTAGTAACACTTCCAATCTTGCAATCAAATGTTGGGTTTAGGTCATGTAACTGAACACACTTTAAAGTTATACCTTTTAACTTTCTAGTTATTTTAGTAATCATAAAGTATGGATAAATTGTTTGCCCATTTCTTTTTACTGATTGTGTATAATCTTCTCCATAAGCCTTTACATTTTCTATTAGCTTATCAAATCTAATAACATCACCTGCTTCCAAATTCATATATTTTATAGGTAGGTCTAAGTTAAATATATTGTGCTGATTGCAATTATACATATAAAGAAAGTTTCTTAAAGATAATGCAGTATTTTTATCTCTGATATGATCACTTTCATATTCCAATACTTTATTATCTCTTTCTAATCCTACATATTCATAGCTATAACCATCTTCTCTACCTTCAGCTTCCTCTATTCCATCTCCATTACCAAACATATCATAGCCATCAACATATCCAGTTTCTTTTATATACTCATCTTCTGCATAATCTTTTTTATATTTAACATTTACTATAGTATATATGTCTTGCAAGGGTGTTCTTGTAAAGTTATATTTAATAATATCATCAGTATTAATAATAATGCTAACATCTTCATCACTATAATTGTTTTTTATATAAGAGCAAGTAAATTCAGAGTTACTTCTAAATTTAGGCATTAACCTTGTGTCTTTAGACAACTGCTCTATAAATTCCTTGCCTTTTTTAACCTCATCTGTAGTAAAAGCATAAGGAAGTCCTTGATGAGTTTCTGATGCTAAATCAATCCCATCTACATCTATATTTGTATAATCTAATTCTTTTTCTAAAAAGTTTGTTATAATGCTTGTTGGATTTTCTATGACAGACAATTCCCCCTCTTCATCTTCTGTAGTTCTTCCAAAAACATCTACATAAAAAAGACTATCTAATGCTTTCTCGAAAATAATATAATGCACAAGACCAACTGAATGAATATCTGTATTCATTACCACAGGATAATCAGAACCATTAGTTAAAGTTGATTCAACTCTATATGTTAGGTTTAGAGATGTAAAGGTAGAAGGATCGAAATAATTTAATCTTGCAAGTCCATTTGTAGCAGTATAGTTATCATTTTCTGAGTTTAAATCGGTATCTTCTGAAGGATAATCTTGTGGATCAGAACTCCACCATTGCTCAGTATCATCAATGCTTGCTGTATTTTTTTCAATTAATTTAACAGCATCATCATCTATTACTTCATTTAAATCAAATTCCACAACATCTACTGGAGCAACAGATAATACAAAATTTGTATTAGGTGCACCAAGAGTATCTTCAGATATAAAACATTTTATTTTACCATGAAAGAATGTGTCTGTATGTACTTCATCTGATATATCCAAATCTCCAAGAGGAAACATTAAACTTAATCTTTTATCTGGCAATCCTTCAGCTTCATTTCTATCATGTATTGCAAAATTATTATTTGCTCTTTTTGCAGTTCCATAGTTTCCAAAAAATATTGTATCTTTACCATCTTCTGTATAACTTATATGACCTCTGTGAGTAGCAGGAAATACAGTATTTGAAGTTATTTTAATTTTTCCTTTAGCTCCATCACATCCAGTAGCATCAAAAGGATTGTCAAGCTCTCCATTATACTCTGTTAAAAACTCAAGAGTATCTCCTATGCCTTCAATGTCTTTTTTAATCCATATAGCCCAAGACTGTTGTGGAGAATCAAATACATCAGTTTCTCTAGTTCTCATATGATTCCATCCTGAAGAATACATACCATAACTACCAAACCAAACACTATCATCACTCATATTATGACCTTGCTCAAAATATGGAGAGGTCTGCCCAAATGAATTAAATTGTGTTTTCTTAACCCCAAAACTTCTAAACATTTGCCTTCCTTGTGCAAAAGAATTTGTTAACTCATAAGGCACATATTCTTCAAAATCTTCAGATTCAAACAAATAAGGATTTCCATCATTTAAATTAAAAACATTAAATACTTTTATATTGTTGTAATTTGAAGATAAGGGATTGTTTGTATTGAAAGTAGAATTATTCATAGTTATAGCAATAACATCATACCCTAAATCTTCTCTTATGCTTCCACTTTGAGTTATTTCGCTATATATAAAAAATGGTTGTGGACAAGCTGTTTGTTCTTCTTTTTTTGCAAACCACTCCATATTAGTTGCATTTGCATTTAAATCTTCATAATCACCACTTTCATATGTAAACTGAGGTTGATTTCCTCTATAACTTCTACCACTTCTAAAAACATTCCAATTAGATGCAGACACCTGACTTTCTGTATAATTGCCTGTAGCTAAAAGTTCTTGGTTGATTATTTCTGATGCTCTATTGTACATACCTTTATGTGTAGGAAATTGTTTAAATACAACACTAGGATCATCATATCCTTGATTATTTATTATATGAGAATACAAATACAACCATTCATAAATTCTATGCCCCCAAGTAATAGTAGAAGTTGCACCAAAAAATATACCTATAGCACCATCATCAGAACCAAACTGATGTAATCTAAATCCATCATACAAGTCTTGATTATCTTCTTGAGATATTAAATTGTTAGGTATCTGTGCTCTAGTTTCATAGTAGCTTTCAGAATTAAATCCAATAGGGTTTATATTAGTGCTAGTTAAAACTTGGAATGGATTATCTACTGCAAATTCAGGATTTAAAATATCAACACTTATGTTTTCATAAGGGTAGCCTAAATCATCAACTTCTTCTTCTCCAAAATCATTTGTCATTAACATACATTGATTTGGAAACCTAACCTTAACACATTGAAATTCATTAAATGCAGGAGGATTCTGTGGTATAATTCCTTGATGTTTTTTTCTTATTTCTATAATATCATTATTAATTGTATATTGTTCTTCATCTTCCCAACTCCAATCTTCAGGATCATAATCAGCACCACCAGTAATTACATCTGAGTTGTAGTTTTGCAATACTTGATAATAAGAATCTTTGTAGATGTATAAAGGATTGTTGCCTTGCTCTAAAGATGATATATATTCGCTTTCTATACTTGATATTCCACCTAGCTGTATATTTCTATCTGCATCTACTACATCTGTAGCATCACATACAATACGAACACTAACTTCATCTTCTGGATTTTCTTTATCTATGTAAGGAATAGCAGGCGACTTATCAACCTTGCCATATACAATAGGTATAGGCTTGTTTACATAATCTTTATTATAAACATTGTTTGTATAGCCAGTATTGGAAATGGGTACATTTTTCTTTAAAACATCTTCTGTTAAATCTTCTAAATCTATTCTTACTGATTGAGAGTCGTGATTTAGCTTCCTTATAGTTCCTTTAAATATCAGTAAGCAATCTTCTAAACTAGTGCAAGTTTGTGTTTTATAATACAATTCTGCTTCTTTGTTTAAAAGTCCTCTTTCAAATATAAAATCACTAAATCTTTTACCATTCACTTCATAATTAGATAATGTAAATGAAACTTTGTTTATTTGAATTGTTTTATCTTTTATGTTTATAGAGTCAGTAGTAGATGTAACATTTAAAGCATAATCTTCTAAGAATATATCGCTATTTAAACTTCCTTTTACTGTAGATATATAAATATCATTATCAATAACTAATAATGGTGTTATATTCGTTTCTTTATACTGAATATCATTATTAAATTTCTCTGATAAATTTAACATTAACTTACTCCTATATCAGCACCTCTACGAATTGCCTCTTTTATTTTAGGGATTGCTTCTGATTCTATAAATTCATCTGACATTACATTTCCAGAAAATGAAATGTTTATACCTGTTCCACCACCCTCGTTAATTCTATTCATTGTTTCAAGTCCTACAGATTCTACAGCAGACCTACTCATAACAAACTCGCCTCTTTCTGCTTCAATTAAAGTTCCACCTTGTGAGTGCCTTCTGCCACCAACCATACCACCTCTTTCAAATTTTTGTGCTCTTATAGTTTCAACTTGCAATGCTCCTGCGATACCAATCAAAGTAGCAAGTGGAATGTCTGGTAATGCTTCAGTAACAGCTACAGCAGTATTAGATATGGCTTCTAATATTCTAACTTTCTGAACTTGTTTCTTAACTTGTCTTTCTTCTTGCCTTGCTTTTTTATTTATCTTATCAATTTCTTTTTGTCTTTTCCTTTCACTTCTAATTGACTCTGCTGCAGCTAATCTAGTTGCTTTTTCTTGGTTTATTGCTTGCATTTCCATATTCTGATAAGCAGTTGCAATTTGTCCTAATGCTTTTATATACATATTCACTTCAGCAGTAATCCCTTGCACTTTGTCTAAGTCTATACCAAGAGTTCCATCACCTTCGCCTTCAAGGGCTTTTATCTTAGCAAGTAAAGTTTCATACTCTAATAAAAATTCTAGTATAACTTTATTTTGTTCTATTTGTTCATCTGACAAATCTACTTGATCTTTATTATGTTGCAATATAGGCAAATAGAACTCTGCCATTTTTTTCTGATTTTCCATAATTCTAATTTGATTTTCAATGTTTGTTGCATCAAATTCTTGAAAATCTTGATAAAAATCAGATTCAAACTCAAGTGTTTCCCCATGTTCTTTTTGATGCTTTAAAAGTTCTTTATGATTGTCTATTGCTTGTTTGTACGATTCACTTGTAGATATTCTTAATTTATTTTCATCTAAAGATTTATTATTAAGAGATGTTTGAATATCAAAAAGTTTTCTTAATCTTCCTATTCTTACTTCCTCTTGTCCTGCAATTTTATCAAGGACTTCAGAAGATGTATTTAATCCTTCAGGCATTTGTTTAAACTTTCTATCTAATTCTAGTTTTTCAGCATTCAATAGTGATAATCTTAAATTATCAGCATTTCCACCTGCTTCTTCAATAAGCCTTACAGTCCTTTCCATTGGAGTTTCACTAAAAGTAAGAAAAAACTCTCTAGCCGATTCTGCAGTTCCTTTGAAAAATTTAGCCAATGTTTTTATGGTTGGGGCAAAGGCTTGACCTACTGCTTCATTAGCATCTCCAAAAGCATTGCTCATTTGTTCTATAGCTCCTCCTAATGTTTCTGCAGAGGCTTTTGCTTGACCACCAAATAGCTTGGCAATATTGCCAGTTAAAGAGTCTAATCTTCTTGTACTTCCAACAGCCCCTTCGACTTTAATACCATATCTTGACAGAGAGTTTGTAGATGAACCTAATGTTTTAGATACTAGATCTGCAGCAGAACTTAAATCCATACCCTTTGCAGCAGCCAAGTCTAATGTTGCTTTTGTTGCTTTTTTAATTGCTTCTTCATCATCTGTAAAAGATGCTATTAATGCTTGAACCCCTATTATAGATTCATCACCAAATGTTGTAACTTGCTGTAATGCACTTGCTTGATTCAATAAAGCTGTGCTAGTTCTACCTAAAGCTACTTCTAATTTTTTTTCTGCTTTTTCTTGCTCTATTGATTTTTCGAAAAGTTCTTTAAATGCTTTAGTAGTAAGACCTACAGCAAATGAGTATAAAAGTAGCTTAGAACGAACTGTTGCAAAAGTGTTTCCTAAAAGTCTTTGATTTTTAACTCCAAACAATGTAAGTTTATTTTGCTGAGATAAAAATTTGTTAGCTTGCCTTTGTGTAAACCCTAATCCTTTAAGATGTTTTTCATATTCTGATGTTTGATTTGCAAGTCTTTTTGTAGCAACATCAAGATTCATTATAGCAAGTTGAAGTGCTTTATTCCCTTTTGCTTCAAACTTTATAGTTATTTTTTCTAAATTAGCCATTTTTCTTTGCCTTATCTATATTTGTTTTTTCTAATTTAGCAAATGTGTTTCTTATAATATTTGCTTTATCTATCCATAAACAGGGTTGTTGTCCATAATCTCCCTTATATGGACTTGTTCCAAACTTTTCACAATAAAGATACCTTTGTATATCTTTTTGTATAATTCTATCAAAAAAAATGTTTCTACAACCAAAAAAAGGCAACTGAGAATTGATAGAACTTAACACATCAAACTCTTTGCCTTTTTCTTGATTCACATCATTAACTTCCTCTATTAATAATTCTATTACATCCCAAACATCTTTATCGCAGGTAAATTCTTTTGTAGGATATTTACCATCTACTCTGATAGGAAGTCGTGCTTTGTAAGGATATGATTCGTATTGACAGCCCCCACATGGCTCACCAAGTATGTTGAGTCCTATTTGGAGGCTTCTTCTTCCCCCAAGTTCATACATTCTCCTTGAATCTTAGTAAATATTTCACTTTTATCTGAGAATGACAACTTTTTAATAAACTCATCAGTAACCTCGCCTTCTATGCCTATTCTAAGAAATTTAGTCATAGTAGAGTGCATCATCTTTATTTTTGATACAGAATTGTCATCAGAATATTCATATTCTACTGAATCTAATAATTCATCTCTTTCATCTACACTAAGGTCTTTTAATTTAACTTTTTCACCAGTCGAAAGTTTGATTTCCATATACCCTCTTATTTAATTAATTATGCTAAATCAAATGATATTACATTGTCAGAGCCATTGTTTAATGCTTTCATCTCAACATCTAACATCATAGCATCTCCTTCATTGTAAGAAACATTAGTTAATACTCCACAAGGTATTGCTATTGATGTAACATTATCAGTTGTTTGATTTAATGTTAATAAATCTGCATTGTCGTGCTCAGTTTGTGTATCAAATTCTGAAGGCAGTTCCATTGTAGCACTATCTAACTTAACAGTAGCATTTGCTGTAACTTCCATTTCTTCTCCCCTTCCAAAAGCTGCATATCCATTTCCTTCATCTACACCTGTGTATACTGCAGGACTAGATACTGTAACACTAAAAGCTGACAATATTGGACTTTTACTTGCTACTTTAATTTCTGATACATCAAGAGCAGCCATATTTACAGATGTTCCACTATAAACAGTTCCTGAAACAGCACTATTTTCAGTAAGATCAGGCACTCTACCTGAACTTATTGTAGCACTCCATTTATACTGTCCACCATCTGTTCCCATATCTGCATTTATTGTAAAATCAGTACATAGACATCCTTTAAGAACAATGTTTTGAGCATCATTATTATCAGGAGAGTCCAAAACTAAAGTAAATGTTTTATTAGCTTCAGATTCCCCATATTTTCCTACTGTTGGTGATGGCGAAGATGATATTGTAACATCTGCTACAGAGTCAGGTGTTAGTGCATTTCCACAAACACTTTGCAGTAGCATTGCATGACCTCCATCTTTATGCCAAGTTCCAGATAATGATATTTCTACAGCCCTTAAATCATTGTCTTGAAAAAAATCATTAACATGAGCAACTCTGCCTATGCTAGTTCTTACTGAAGCAAATTGATTTACATTTAAAGATGGAAACGAAATCGAATCAACATCTAACTGATAACAAGCATTTAATGTAGGTGCTGTTCCTGTTGTAGCTTCTTCTATTACCCAAGCCTTAAAATCTTTTGGTGAAAATACTGCATTTGCCATTTATTATTCCTCCTCTTTTAATATAGGTTGCTTTTTAATTTTTTTAGCACCTACTGTTTCTACTTTTTCTTTAATAAAATTATTTATTTTATCAAGCTCAACTATCTCTCCTTGTTCAAGAGCCAACCAATCTTTATAACACAAACCAGAATAGTTGTCCATAGAAGATAATCGCTGTCCTTTTTTTAATTTTACTTTCATACTTCTCCTAACTTACATTTCCTAAATATTGACATTTATAATCCCATTCAACAACATAAATATTAGATTCCTCATCTGTGTTTAATTCTGTAGATTCAAATCTGCAATTAAAGGCATTTTCTGTTTGAGAATTTTCATTAGTGTAGCTCATAGAAACATTATCGTGTATCAATGCTTCTATTCTTGATACATACCTAAGCACATGATCTAAGGCTGTTTCTCTTACATTAGCTTCATTAAATATAAATCTAACAGTTATGCTAAATTCTCTTGTTTCAGATGTTGCATTGTAATCTAACAAAACACTACCTGTTGGAATTAATTGAAGTGCTTGATTGACACCTTTAGGTACAATATTGCCTTTATAAACAGGCAATGCACCTTTAAACTCTGCCTCAATTATAGACTCTAACTTGTCTAAAATATTCTTAAAATTGTTTGTAAAAGTTACTGCCATTTTAGTAATTTTCCAAATTTCGTGGTCTGTGGTATTTAGTCAATCCTTTTCCTCCACCTCTTGTCATTTTTACACTATTTATTGCAGAATTATCTACTTCTTCTTGAAACCCTGCTACTTCTATTTCCCACTCATCATTTGCTGTGGCTGTGCTTGAATCTGTACTGCCACCAAATCTTATTTGCAATCCATGAGCAAGTGTTTGATAATCTCCAGTTATAACTTCTTCTGTAATTACTTGATTTGTTTTAAGACCATTATTGTCTTTAACATAGACATTGTATTTAGCAGTTCCTATTGCTCCTGCTGTGCTAGAGCTAATCTTAACCTTAATTAAGTCATAATCAACTCCAGAAGCTCTGCCTCTTAAATCTACTGGTCTTACACTTCCTGATGTATAAGTAACATCTCTTATAATTCCTTTTGATGAGTCGCCTGTTGTCTGCCATGATAATGCTGCTCCTCCTTTATTTAGAGAATCTATATTTCCTTGTGCATCTTCCATTAAGGCTGTTGCTATTTCAGATGTTGGATCGTGGCTTGTAATTAGAAATGAAGCAGCTATAAGTGCAGTTGTTCTAACTATAATGTAATCAAAATTACCTGCTTTATCTTTAAATTGCTCTTTAGGTAGATTAGGATCAAGTTTAGCATCTAAGTATCTACTAGCATTTGCTGTAATTCTTGTGATTAATGCAGAAAATTCTTCTCCTGATTCTACAAGTTTATCATTCGGATTGCTTGCTGAGTAGTAATAAGTTATATCTTCTTCACTATTATAAAACCATTCTCCCTCGACATTTAGGTCTGTATGGGCAGATTGAGCTGCTCCTAAATCTTCTCCATCAACAAATAGTTGAGTCGTTAATCCACTATTGTGTGCTGCATATTTATTTGTTGTTACTTCTGTCCATCCATATAAAGCTCTTTTATTATCAAATGAATCTACTTGAGGAAATACATCCTTTAATTCTCTATGTGTGCAATATGTTGGTGCTGTCGCCATCTATCTTTTCCTCCTCCTTTTACCATAGTATGGTTTTTTTGCCTTTTTATTTGACTTACTTTTATAGCTGCTTTTTCTTTTTCTTTTATATGGCATTTTAATTGTAAGCTAAAATTTTAATAGTTGTATTTAGTTTAGGATTTACACATCTTGCACCAATGCTTTGAATTGTGTTTTTTCCATTAGTGGTATTAGCATCTACACCTCCTGCATGAGCAGAAGAATGTATAACATTTAAAACAAAATTTGCATTAGGAAGTGAAGTAAATCTAATTTCTCCAGTTTCATAATTTATTCTACCAGTACCTGCTCCAAGCAAATTACCTTGCCCATCATCATACATAAAGGCAGATTTGTTAGGAGAAGCATCATAAGTTTCTTTATCATAAACTGTATCATCTGGTAGTTTTGCTGCAACTGCTGCTTCTACATCTCCTATTGCAGGTAATCTACCTACTCCAAAAGGTGTTGTTCCAGAAGTTGGTGCAGCCAATGCTATTGCAGAGCCTGATAAATGTTGCCCTGAAGTAAATCTAACATCTCCATTTACAATTCCTACAGTAACTCTTTTTTCAAATAAGTTTCCTGATGTATAATATTGAACATTTAAAGCATCTTGTATTTTGTTTATAACTCCATTTTTACCACCAAAGTTTGTATTAGAAGAATCAGTTGTAAATGAAAGACTTTGAAATGTTGAACCTCCATCTACTGTTATATTAAAAGCATAAGCAGTAGAGGCAGCTAAACCACTATTAGTATTTGGGGTAATTCCAGACAAACCTATTTCTTGGTAACCTGCTTGATAAAATTTAATCCCTACAGAACCTGCTTGAACTCCATCAGATATTGCATCTCCTGTTCTTCCATATCCAAAAAAGTTTTTAGCATGAAATACACCATTCTTATCAGTCTGTGCAGTAGAAAATTTATCAAAGTCTGCAACCATATTAAAGAATGGTAACCTAATTGCAACATCATCTGCATGAGTAGCAGCAGTAGAGCCAAACAAACCTCTTTTAATTGTGCAAGTGCTATTAGCTAAATCTGCACCTGTGCCAACTGCAGTAACTTCGCATATTTCATTTTCTATTCTGATCAAATCTCCAACTTTAAAGTATTTAGAATGTCCATTTTCTAAGTTTAATGTAGTGTGTGTAGCATCAGAACCCATAGTTGCTGATGTAGCATGATCTAAGTCTGCACCACTATCTACATACATATTTCCATCAGGTGCTGTGTTTTCTATTGTTGTAGCATTAGCTGCTGAAGCATCTGCATTATATCCACAAAACCTACCATTTGGAAGATATATAAAATCACCTGCAGGTAAAAGAACAGTAGCATATCTTAAATTAGTTGAGCCACCACCCATATCTACTGCATTTGCATCATCTACATTTGAATTATTTTTCCATTCTTGATATGAAAACTGAACCTCTGCAGGAACATCTCCTTCATTATAAATACAAAATGCTTTTAAAGAAGGAACTATAGAAGTGCCTTTTGTTGCACTTACACTAAGAATTGTTATAAATCCATCTGTATTATCTACTTCTTGTGTGTTTTCAAATACTTGATTAAAATTTTTGCTTTTACTAAAAGCATTTTGCCCTAAACTTAAACTTACATTAACATTCGCCATTTTTACTCCTCTACCTTAAATGATACTTTACTGTTGCATTAATTGAATAATCTGAATTTGCTGAGTCTTGCCTGAATGCAAAGACTAAAACTTTACCTGCATTTACATCTGCAGACTGAACTGTCATTTGTTGATAATAATTTTGTTCGTGTCCTGCTGATACTATATCTGCACCATCAGCACAAACAACTCCTCCTGATAAATCTCCACTTGTAGCACCAGAAGTTGTTTCTATGTCATAACTCATAAGATGACATCTAACTGTATCTCCAGTTGCTGTATCTGCTCCAACCCAAAATATTACTTTGTCTATTGTTATATTATCACACAAATAAAAATAATGACCTATAAATCTATGAGAGTTGCTTGTAAATGATTTAGATGTATCAGGATTTGTTCCTGTTCCTATGCTTTGTGCTCCTTCATTTACATAGACATAAGATATAGGTAGAGCATAATGTGTGTTTGCAGAAAAATCTGTTTGAGCATTTGTTACTCCAAAATTTAAATATTGTGTATTTACAGTATGTTGTCCTATACCTGCTTTAACAAGATCATTTGTAGAATCAACAGTAACTAAAGCATTTCCATCTTTATCGAGTATAACTGTGTTTGTAGTAGAATCTGCAGCAGGCTGTATTTTAGCATTTTGAGTAGATAGATATAAAGATGTGCCATCCCCATCTCCACAAGTTATTTGTTTTATAGTAGTTGATAAGCCAGTATTAGAATTACTTGTATGAAGTATATCCTTATAAACATCTTTTAAAGCACTACCTGTAAAACTTGCCATTATTTACCTTCCTTTTCTTCTTCAGACTCTTTTTTTAAATCTTCTAATTCTTTAATTTTGCCTTTTGTCATAATAAATTCTTGCTCAAGTAAAATTAATCTTTTTTTATATTCTTCAATTCTCTTGTCGTAATTTACCACATTTTCTCCTTAATTAAAAATCTGCCTAACTGGTTATATCCCATTTAAAAACAACTGTTATATTTGTATCAAAACCAGTTGCTGGTGTTGATACATAAATTGCATAAATTTTACCTTTAGTTAATGGTGCATAATCACTTCCAACACTAGGGCTAGTTAAATCATAATCTAGAAATGTATCATCTGCTATATCAATAGTAGTATCTTTTCTATATATTGTAAAAAAAGGTATTTCAGAATTATCACTTGATTCCAAAACCCTTAAACTAAATGTTCCATCTTGTGCTATTTCACTTCTGTAAATAAACTTTTCTATTGTGCAATTATATGGTGCAACAAATGAAATAAATTCATTATTACTAACATTTGTTGTTTTTTCTATAATATAACCAGTCATTGGTATATATTGTGCAGTTTGACCTGCATAAAAACCTATAAACTTTGTTTCGTAATGATATTTACCAATACCAATTATATCTGTGCCTGCATCATCTGTAAATGCTAAACAATTAGGAGTTTGTGTATCAACCCATATTTGACCATATCCTGCTGTATCTGCAACAGCATCTGCACTTTCTTTTATTTTTAAAGGTATTTCACTTTTAATAACAGTTGTTTCAACATCTAACATTGTCGTAGTATCATCTTTAAATGTTATATTGCCACCATCTGCATTAAGTTCTATATCAGCAGTAGCATCTAAAATTATATCATTACCTGCATCTAAATTTATATCTGCTTCAGTACCACCACTTGCATCTACAGCTTGAAGTAAACAATTACCTCCAAGAACAAACATTCTTACATAATCTTCATCATTATCAGTAGAATACCATCTATACTCTCCAGTCTTGGCAGTAAAAGCCATTCTTTCATTAGGAGAGTTTAGTATTCCTCTAAGCAAAGTATCAAACTCTATTGCACCTCTAATTATCAAACTATCTTCAGAAAGCTCTAAAATAGATGATTTTTCTCCGATTTTTATAGGTTTAGAGTCTGAACTTAGAACAGAATCATCTCCCAAAGAAATTGCATTTTTTCTATTAGGTTCAAATGAACCATCTTTAATAGAATTTAATGATGGGAGTTTACTTCTTGGCATTATCTCATTTTAACCTTTTCAAATATAGGTTTTAAGATCATATCAAATAACATATCATCATACTTTGTTGGACTAAGTTTTACTATTTTCTCTACTATTGTAAAGCCAAGCAATACCCATTCCCAGTTTGCTGCCATCCATTCCATGTTACTTCTCCTTGTTTTCTAATTTTTTTAATCTTCTATTAATTTTATTTAAATCTTTTTTAGTAAATAAAGGTGGATGAGAATTTGCTTTTAAAGCTCCTACATCTTTTTCTAACACCTCGATATACTTCAAAGCCTTGTTTAAGTTTTTCTGAGATTGTTTAAATTTTTTATCTAACTCATTTGGCTTATTAACATAATCATCTATTTTTTTAAGATTATGTTTTCTTTGTATAGCCTTATAAATAGAATCAAATATTAATTTTACAATTAACCCTTGTATCATTCCTCATCCTTATGCAACATATATCCTAAACAAAATGTTGTAAAAAATCCTGCCATAAAATAAAGCAAATCTCTAAAATGCTCCATCATTGTAAGATACTAACCAAGCTAATAGCTACTGTTAGTATAGTAAACAGAGTAAGTCCTATTGTTTTTAACTTAACAATATCATTTTCTGCTCTATTTAATCTACCATTTACTCTTTCTAAATGTTCAAAGTTTGCATCAACTTTTTCTTTAATATAGGTAAGATGAGTCATTACCTCACCTCTATACTCATCAGTATTTTTTGTTTTCATTCTTCTCCTGCATACGAAGGAACTTGTCCTTCAAACCATTTCCAGACAATTCAGCAATGATTGTTACTAGGGTTTTAAAACTATTCTCTATACCTTTTTGCTCTAATTGTTGTTTTTTACTATTATCTATTAGTTTAATAATAATCCCTTCAACACGAGTAAAAGATTCTCTTAATTCTTTTTGAAGTTCATCTTGTATAAACTTGTTCTGTTTTTGTATAAATAGCCAAAATGCTACTGCTACTACTAATGGCACACCATATCTTTCTAATAATTCTAACCAATCCATTTAATATCCCATTAAAATATTATAAATAAATACAATAACATAAATACACAAGAATAACAATCCACCCCATATAACCATCATAATCCAAATTAAAATGATTTGGTCAAATGTACTTAACCTTTTATTACCTCTCCCCATAAACATGTTTTTCCATTTATGATTTGTATAATGTGAACTGTAAATAAACCTCTCTCAAAAAAGTCTACTATAGCAAAAGCATGACTCCAGTTAATTCTTCTATTACCAAGCCATTCATTTGCTTCTGCTGACATATCCTTTAAACATCCAATACTCCAAGCAGATTTTTGACCATCCATATGGGTAGCAGACATTTGTTGTAAGTCGTGCCAATGTCCATACATTATATTGCAACCAAGTTTTCTTAAATGGTTTGCTGTATGATATTGACCTCCATAGTGATGTCCATGATAAAAATTTAATTTTCCAATCTTTAAATACTTACCCATAGGATAATAATTATATCCTCTATCAGCCAAATTAACTGCATTAGCAAAGTTGTATTGAGGGATGTAAGGGTATTTAGAAACTGCAATATTAAGCCAATTATCATGATTCCCTTCTGTTATATATTTTTCCTTACAATTTGCCTTATCAAGGGATTCATCTATCATATCCATTCCCTTGTTTACATCTTTTATATCTTTTTTAAAATCTTTTATAAGAAACTCTAATGGTGGGGCTTTCTTATTTTTAAATTTCCAATGAGAGAAGCCTTCCCATTCACCAACATCTCCCAAATCGACATAAGCATCAGGCTTGACTATTTCTATAGTCTTTTTAAGTACATTTATTGCTTTTTGATCGTGTAGGGGAAAATGCTTATCAGGTGTAACGACAACTCTTTTAATGACTCCAAAGTCTTTGTTTGCCATACATTTCCTCTTAATTCTTTGAAGTAAGTTAATGATTTTTTATGAAAAATAAAAATCAGGCAAGGCTACGAATAATATCACTAAGCTCTTGACTTCTAGTTGGAGTTTGTTTATGCCAAAGGGAATCAAGCATCTCATCTGCAGCTTCTTCGTATTGTT